CAATATTGTCTGGGACCCTTCTTCTGGTTGGGGTGGTCGCATTTTGGGCGCTATGTCTGTTGCTGATAACAGGACCATTCGATACGTCGGAACAGATCCTAATCCTGACAATTTTTACCCTGATGGGACTAGCAAATATTCTCACCTGGCTGAGTTTTTCAACACCAGAACCTACAGAGGAAACACCTTCTTCTCAGAACAAAACACATACGAGTTGAACATGCTGGGATCTGAAGAGATGGCAAACTGCCCATCCTTTCAGAAGTACAAGGGCAAAGTCGACGTTGTGTTCACCTCTCCTCCTTATTTCAACCGTGAGGTGTACAGCGAGGACGAGAATCAGAGTTGCCACAAGTATGGAGACTCATATGATTCTTGGAAGAACGGATTTCTGATCCCAACCTTGAAGACAGCAGCAGAGTGGTTGAAGCCTGGCGGGTATCTTCTATGGAACATCGCTGATCTCAAGATCGAGAATGGCGAATTCATCCCGCTGGAGGAGGACTCCGTGAAAGCCATTCTGGCTCTCGGTCTTGAACAACTGCCCACGATCAAAATGGCTATGACTGGCATGCCTGGAACCCACCGACTGACAGAAGATGGGAAGCCACACGTGAAGAACTTCTGCAAGGTGGCCGATCGATACTACAAGTACGAGCCGATCTTCGTGTTCCGAAAGACTTGACAAGACCCAGCCTCTCTGGTATAATACACACATGGCAAAAAAGAATCCGTTTGCGGAGCCCGAATGGGACTGGGACGAGAGCATTGAACCCGCCGAGATGGAGTGGCGGTGGGTTCGTGCTCTTCATTGGTATCGATGCAATGCAGACCCCAAGAAGAAGAAGACTTGGGTGCTGGATTACGTGAAGAAGCATCTCAAGAAGGAGAAGGTCGCAGACTATCGAAATGCGAAGAATTCTCTGTATGAAGATGCTGGTGGTCTGTGTCGCATCAAGATGACTGGTTGCAAGAACAAGGTGCTTGATTCCAAGATCAAGGATGCTCTTGCAGAGATCAAGGCAGATTGCAAGAAGCAGAACAAGAAGGTCGTGGTGGTAAAGCCCACTGTCCCGATCAAGCAGCGAATTGCAGATCAGGTCAGTGAGTACATGGACGAGGTGAATCAACAGATCGATAAGATCATTCGTTATCCCAACACCTCTTCGAAGACTTGGTGGGACATCTGCAGATGGATGCAGAAGGAGAAGATCAAGTCGATGCAAGCGACGGAGATCATGAAGGAGATCCGTGGCATGTTGAATGAAGCACGTGCCGCTTACCAGAAGGAAGACCCTCAACTGGTCGAGGCATACTCCTTCATGAAGCCCAAGTATCTCCACAAGTACGTCTCTTTCCTTGAACGTCTGGTGAGTGGTGCAGAGACCCACATCAACGCGGTGAAACCCAAGACCAAGACCAGCAGGAAGAATTCCGATCCTGAGAAGATGGTGAAGAAGTTGCCGTACCTCAAGGAAGGCAAGGAAATCAAGGTCAAGTCCGAGCATCCCAAGAGGATCATCGGTGCCGACGCACTTTTCGTGTATAATGAAGTCAGCAGACTTCTCTACGTTTACCAATCCCGAGTTGGTAACGGTGGACTCATGGTGAACGGTGCATCGATAGACCACTTCGACCCGAATCGGTCTTTTGTAAAGAAGTTGCGATCACCTGAGCACACCATAAATATAGTGAAGAGGTTGACCAAGAAGCACATTCTTGAAGAAGTCGAGAAGATCACCACAGTGAAGAAACCCGTTCGCCCGAGACTCAATGCAAACTGCATCATCGTGAGAGTTATCTGAATGATTCTTGTAGACGCAAACCAACTAATGATTGCCAACGTCTTTTCGATCTATGGCAAACAAATCGACAACCTCGAACTCCATCAAGTCAGATATGCATTCCTTCGCGGTCTGACGTACTTCCACCAGATGTTCTCTGGGGAGTACGGCAAGATAGTCTTGTGCTATGACTCCACCAATTATTGGCGGCGCAGTTTTTTCCCTCACTACAAAGCATCACGCAAGAGGCAGCAGCGAGAAAGCAGCACTGACTGGAATAGGATCTATCAGCACTTCAACGTCATCAGATCTGAAGTGCAGGAAGAACTCCCGATTGCTTCTATGCACATGGACACCCTGGAGGCAGATGACATCATCGCAGTGATTGCCAAGGAGCACAACCACAGAGAGAAGATTTTGATTCTCTCGTCGGACAAAGACTTCCAACAGTTGCACAGCGAAGAGAACATCCACCAATACAGTCCAGCACACAAAGATTTCATCAGATGCGAGAACCCAAAGGAGTATTTGTTGGTACATACCATCAAGGGTGACTCTTCTGACGGAATCCCCAACATCTACTCTGACGATGACGCAATCATCAATGAAGACAAGAAGCAGAAGATTGTCAGTCTGAAGAGACTGAATGAGGCCATTAAGCTGATTGAAGACGAGAAGATCGACGAAAGTCCACTCGCTTCGACCTACCACAGAAACAAAGTACTCATAGATTTCAACAGCATCCCCAATGATAAGAGGGACGACATTTTGAGCACGTTCATGTTTGCCGAGCATGATGCTGCAAGATCTGATTTCTTTCCTTCGCTCCTTTCTTATCTCAGGAAGCACTCACTAAACCGCATTTTGGAGGAAATGGACGGGCGATCCCAACTACCATTGTAAAGAACCATGGCAAACAACAACAACAGCAAGAAGAACAAGAAGAATCAGCCTCAATTGCAGGCAGATCCATACGATCCTCAACTCGCCAAGGGCGGGCGAAAAGAGAAGCGCCGCAGCAAGAGACACAACGACAAACTTGTACTTCGAGAGTACCCAGAGTACGCTGATGACTATTTCGATAACTTCGAGGAGATGGGTTGACCATCACCAGCTTTTTTGATATAATGGAGAATCATGATGAATGAAGATTACACAAAAGATGAAAGCGTCCTGAATTGGTCCAGAATATACCAATTCATGGTTCACTTCGTGAACCAAAATGGTTTAGAATACGGTGCTGAAATTGGAATTGCTGGTGGCAAGAACATCAGAGCAATGTTGGAAAAAACGAACATCAAGAAGATTTGGGGGGTTGACCCTCATGCTCTTGAGTCTTGGAACACTGGTGAAGATCCGAACATATTCGGCGGGTTGGACGCATTGCATGAAAACGTCAGCAGTTCTCTGAAGGAGTTTGGTGATAGGGTGGAGTTGATCCGAAAGCCTTCTCTAGAAGGTGTCAATGATTTCGAAGACGATTCTTTGGACTTCGTTTTCATCGATGCACTTCACGATTACGACAACGTGCTCGCCGACATCGCTTGTTGGAGCCCAAAAGTTCGAAGCGGTGGTTTCGTTATGGGACATGACTACAGTTCAGATTTCCCAGGAGTCGTCAGAGCAGTGCGTGAATCATTCGCCAATTTGGACATCAAGACCCATCTTGATATCTGGTATGTAAGAAAGGAAACAAGTTGAAGATCAGCAAGGAGACTCTAGACGTACTGAAGAATTTCGCGTCGATCAACTCCAACATTCTCGTCAAGCCTGGCAACGTAATTAAGACTCTCTCCAACTACAAGAATGTACTCGCACAAGCGACGGTTGAAGAAGACTTCCCTGTGGAATTCGGTATCTTCGATCTGCACAAGATGCTCGGAGTGATCGGTCTTTTCGATAATCCCTCCCTGGAATTTCATGAGAAGTACTTGGTGATTGCTGGTGATAACGGGTCGACTGTTAAGTATTTCTATTCCGAACCCAAGCTGCTGACCACAGTCACCAAAGATTTGAAGATGCCTCCCAGTGTCGTGCACTGCGAGATTCTTGAAAATGATTTCAAGGAGATTCAGAAGGCAGCATCCGTGCTCCAACTGCCAGACATCAAGATCGAGACTCCGCAGTCCAACATCGACGATATTGTGCTTACTGTTTTTGATCGTAAGGATCCCTCCACTAACGAGTACTCGTTCAAGATTGGGCAGACCGAAGATACGGAATCGGAGTTCGGATTCTTCTTCAAGGTAGAGAATCTGAAGATGCTGACTGGTGATTATGAAGTTGAGATCTGCGAGAACAGTGTCGCCAAGTTCTCGAACAAGAACCGCGATCTCTCGTACTGGATTGCCATGGAACCCGACTCTTACTACAAGGCTCTTTGATGAACATCTTTTTTGTCCATCCTGATCCTCGTGAAGCAGCGAGGCAGTTGTGTGATAAGCACATCTGCAAAATGATTCTCGAATCTGTGCAGATGTTGAGCACTGCACACCCAGAAGGTGTACCTCCGTATGGTTGTGGTAAGTCTCATCTCAACCACCCTTGCACCAAGTGGGCAAGAGAATCTGTAGTCAATTATAACTGGTTGGTGGATCATCTCCTTGAGATGTGTAATGAGTATACCAGCAGATACGGCAGAGTGCACAAGATGGAAGATGCTGCCAAGTGGTTGAAGAACAACCGCCCTTCATGCATTGACCGTCCTGCTGCACCAATGACTAAGCCTCCTCAATGCATGCCAGACGACTGCAAGTGTAATGACGGTTTCTTCTGGGATGCAGTCGAAGGGTACAGGAAGTACTACAAGCAAGAGAAGTCTTATTTTGCAAAGTGGAAGAATGGCAACACGCCTAAGTGGTTTGTGAAAGGTTGACAAAAATGAAAGGTACGATCTACATAGCAGGACCGATGAGAGGGCGACCTAATTGGAATTATGAAGCATTTTCAAATGCAGAGCGAGATCTGAAGGCGGTTGGATGGCAAGTGGTTAATCCCGCTACTCTGGACGAAAATTACGAAGACACCAAAGATTTGGGGAAGCCTGAGGACTTCGATCCCAACACTAATGAATATCATAAAGATGTGAATCGCAGAATCATGCGTCGCGATGTGACCGTGATCTGTGACACATGCGATGCGATCTACATGTTGGAGGGCTGGGAGACCTCCCGCGGCGCGTGTGCCGAGTTTTACCTTTCTTCCGCAATCGGACTTGACATTTACTATGAAGGATCGCATGATGTCTTCCACTGTTGATCGGCGTGACATCCTTTGGGTCGAGAAGTACCGACCCCAGACAATTGAAGAATGCATTCTACCCATCGGACTGAAGAACACCTTCAGTGACATGGTGACGAAAGGAATCCCACAAAATCTGCTGCTGTCTGGAGGGGCGGGTTGCGGTAAGACCACTGTAGCGAAGGCTCTTTGTAATGAGGTTGGTGCCGACTGGATCATGGTGAATTGTTCCGAAGATGGGAACATTGATACGCTGAGGACGCGAATCAGAAACTTCGCCAGTACAGTCTCCTTCGCTGGAGGAAACAAGGTGGTCATTCTGGACGAGTTTGATTATGCGAACTCCCAGAGCATGCAGCCCGCCCTTCGCGGTTTCATTGAAGAATTCGCCAACAACTGTCGGTTCATTCTGACTGCGAACTTCAAGAACCGCATCATCGAACCAATTCACTCTCGGTGCACGTGCATCAACTTCTCCTTTGGCAAGGAGGACATCGCTCGGATGAATGCCGAGTACATGAAGCGGTGCATGGAGATTCTGAAGGATGAGGGGATCGGATTCGAAAAGGAAGTCCTCGCTCGTCTCATCATGCGGCACAGTCCTGACTTCCGTCGTATCTTGAACGAATTGCAGCGATACTCCGTCGCTGGTATCATCGACGTCGGTGTCCTCGCCGAGGTTGGTGATGTCAAGGTCAAGGACCTGATGGATGCCATGAGAAGAAAGAACTTCCAAGATGTGAGATCTTGGGTGGTTCAGAATCTTGACAATGACAACGATCAGACCCAGATCTTCCGTAAGATATATGATGCTCTCGGTGAGTACCTGGAGCCGAAGAGCATTCCTGCTGCCATCTTGATCATCGCTGAGTATCAATACAAGTCTGCGTTCGTTGTCGACCAAGAAATCAATATGACTGCTTGCTTGGTTGAAGTCATGATGCAGTGTTCTTTTGGAGGTTGATCATATGAGAATAGTAACATGTGTGAATGGTGCTCACTCTGAGCTGGCAGAAAATCTTCTGCTATCGCTGAAGAATCTCGGTTTGAAAAAGAACCTGGTGATTCATTGTCTCGATTCTGAATCCTATGACCGTCTTAGTGCGATTCATGATAGTTGTGTTTTGTTTTGTGAAAATGAATCTTCTGCAGATTGCGACTATGGGACCAAAGAGTTCAATGACTTGACGATGCAGAAGATGTTGATTCATGAGAAGGAGCTGGACGAAGGCAACAGTTTCTTGTTCACAGATGTGGATGTTTTCTTTTTCAGAGACCCAACACAATATCTGAATGAGGCGTTGGAAAAGCACCCCCAGGTGAACATCATTTTCACTTCTGATGATCCTGGAACTCCACTATGCTCTGGTTTTGCATATTACAAAAACACTGATGACACCAAGAGGGTGATCAGAGATACAATTTCCAGCATGAATAGTGGATCTGGTCCAGATTGGTGGTGTGACCAGAACTATATCATTGACGTCATACAGCAGGGTTGGTGCACATTCGGTATTCTGCCAAGGAGCCTATTCCCAAATGGTTCTTGGTTGTTCAACGAAGGGAAAGAATTGGGTGATGCTTACATGATGCATGCCAACTATGTGGTGGGAAGGAAGAACAAGATAGATAAACTCAAAGAGTATGGAGGTTGGTTGCTTGAAACTGTCTAATTACCTGAATGCTATCAACAGCAGCAAGAAACCAATGGCGGAACTCGATGAAGACTTCGATACTGTCAAAAAGAAGTACTCACCGTTCGTGGTGAACCGTTGCCTCTCCTTTTTCCCAGACACCATCATTCAGGTCAACAACATGAATCTAAATCCGCATCTAGACAAGGAAATGCAGTACGAGTACCTTCTTCACTCGATCCGCCCTCGCAATCGGTTCTCTCCATGGGAGAAAAAGGGTCAACATGCCGATCTCGATCTGATCAAGGAGTATTTTGGATACAGCAATTCTAAGGCGTACCAGATCTTGGACATCTTGACCGAAGCAGATCTGGACCAAATGCGTGAAGATTTGAGTGTCGGAGGCTGACAACAGAAGATGATCTCAAGATACATACGATGTGTCATGTATTTTTGGAGATCATGATGAAAAAACAACTCAGACTCACGGCAGAAGATCTGGTGGAAGTGTCTCTGCCCTCTGAAGAAGACTTCCTAAAAATCAGAGAAACCTTGACCAGGATTGGTGTATCTTCTAGGAAAGAGAAGAGGCTATACCAATCCTGTCATATTTTGCATAAACGTGGTAAATACTACATCGTCCACTTCAAAGAGTTGTTCGGTCTGGACGGACTGCCATACACCTTCTCTGAATCCGACATTGCCAGAAGGAATGCAATCATTTCCCTGCTCGAAGAATGGGAACTCCTCGAGATCGTGGACACTGATAAGTGCACAGACCCAATGGCGTCGATCGGTCAGTTGAAAATCATTCCGTTCAAAGAGAAAGAGGAATGGGAATTGGTACCTAAATACCATATCGGCAAATCCAGGAAAGGATAATCATGGTGATAAATCTTTGTGATGTGAAGTGTAAGTGGATCAATCTGGACCGAGACGAAGAAAAAAATAAGCAGATGGAAGAGTTGGTTGCTCGACTCGGCATGAAGAATGCCGAGCGGGTTTCTGCTGTCGAAGGTGTCGAGCCTCATGAAGGTGTTCGTGCTGGAGAAGAGCACTATCGGTCTTGTGCTGAGAGTCACTTCAAGATTCTTAGCGAAGCGATCGAAAACGACGACTTCCCTCTGCTCATCCTAGAGGATGACGTTGAGGCTGAGTATTTCGACCAAACCATTGAAGTCCCAGATGATGCTTCTGCCGTCTACCTCGGTACTAGTCACGGCGATCGTCAGTATACGTCGACCCCAGTGAACGAGAACATTTTGAAGATCGAGAAAGTCTTTGCCACGCACGCAATCCTCTACCTCAACAAAGAATACGCGAAGAGTGTAATCTCTGTCGGTAAGAACTTCATTTATGAAAGGAACACCCCTTTCGATGTTGGTTGTGCCTATGTTGTCCAACCCAACTTCAAAGTGTATGCACCGAGAAATCCAATGTTCTATCAAGCAGACGCAAAGAACACCAAGAACAAGTGGGAAGTCTTGACTAGGACTCCATTGGAAATCAGACCAAAGAAGTCTGTTATCAGCACCATCGGGGAGGTGCAACTGTGATCAGTTTCAGTGCTCTCGGGAGGTATGGTAGACTTGGGAACCAAATGTTTCAGTACGCGGCATTGGTCTCTCTGTCTGAAGACTTGGGGACTAGTTGTTGTGCTCCACTGTCTGGGTCAGATGTGTTCAGATGCTTTGATCTGAAAAAGGCAGAAGACAAGGTGCCAGAAAAAGTGGATCAGATTTATAGGGAAGTGGAGTTCTCCTACAATGCAAATGCTCCCAGCATAATCGGGTCGGAATATGACACCGATATCGTGGGGTATTTTCAGAGTGAGAAATATTTTTCTCATCACAAGGACCTGATCAAGGAGGAGTTCACTTTTAGGGAAATACCAGATTTAACATTTGACCCAGAGGGGATGGTGTCCATCCACATCCGAAGGGGAGACTACCTTAACCTGTCCGACACTCACCCAGTTCAGGACAAAAACTATTATAGACAGGCTATGGAGATGTTCCCCGACAAGGAATTTCTGATCTTCTCAGATGATGTGGATTGGTGTGAGAAATCGGATCTTTTCTTTGGGGGAGAAAAGAAAGGGTATCATTTCTCGAAGAATGACCAGTTCACTGACTTGTACCTTATGAGCAAATGTACTGGCGGTCATATCATCGCAAACAGCTCATTCAGTTGGTGGGGTTCATGGTTAGGTGGTGCCAGGACTGTTGCACCAAAGCAGTGGTTCGGGAAGAAAGGACCCAAAGAGTGGTCTGATGTGTATTGTGAAGGATGGGTTAAACTATGATAGGCACCAACACTGTAGCATCATGGTCTTTCTACCGATCTGGTGGTGCCATTAATGAGTCTGCTTCTAGTATATTTGAAATGCCAAACGCGGAAGAGTATTATTTCTGCTTCTGTGACATAAGAGACGTCCTTGAAGGAAAGACCGAAGGAAAGAAGGTGATCTACTGCGACTGCATGGAACCAGATTCGGCCTGCAGTCCGCCAGAAGAGATCTCAGATAGAAGAAACGATCTCCACTTGGTGTTGTCTAGAAGGAAAGATGTGTTGTCCAACTGCGAAGGGTCAGTCATGTTTCCTTTTGGCAACAGTTGGTTGGAAAAAGAGAACCACCACTTGCTATGGGAAGATAAGAAGCCATCAATATCTTTCACATCTACCAGCAAATTTAATCCTGGCAGTGATGGTTATCAAATAAGACATATTGTGGTTCAAAATCTCTCCATGATAAAGTCTGTATCATCTTTGCCTTTCTACTATTATGGGAGCAGTAGGCTTCCCCTCATGCCAGACACTTTCGATCACACCCTTGCTGAACACAGAGACCCCATGTTCGAACACATGTTCCACCTGGCAGTGGAAAACACCAGATGTGACAACTATTTCACAGAGAAGTTGGTGGATTGTTTCATTTCTAAGACAGTCCCCATATATTTCGGAACTGATGATGTATCGGATTTCTTCAATACTGATGGAATGATTTTGGTTAGGACACCAGAAGATATTCTTGAGGCTTTATCAAACCTTACTCCAGAAGACTATGACAGAATG